AAGAGCACGATCTCCACCATATGGAATACCATCAAGTCGACCATTTCAACGGTCCTTGGTGCAATCAAGGGTGCGGTCACATCCGTATTCAATGGAATCGTAAATGCGGTGAAAGGTGCGATGGGAAATGTGCTGAATGCAGTAAAGACAGGTTTTTCCAATGTGAAAAACCATATCACGGGGCTTGCGTCACAGGCATTTACGTGGGGCAAGGATCTGGTCATGGGAATCGTAAACGGAATCAAGAGCTGCATCGGTGCGGTCGGGGATGCCGTTAAGGGTGTGGCAGACAAGATCAAGTCATTCCTTCACTTCTCCGTGCCGGATGAAGGTCCGCTGACGGATTATGAATCATGGATGCCTGACTTTATGGGAGGTCTTGCCAAGGGTATCGAAAAGAGCCGTGGCATGATCCAGAAGGCGGTAAGCGGTGTATCTTCCGATATGGTGGTCAGCCCAGAGGTCAGCAGAATGGAAAGCATGACGGGAACAGGAACGGCAGCACAGCCAGAAGGTATTTCCGGGATGCTTTCTGCAATTACTTCTGCAATCGAGAATATCAAACCGGACAGCGGTGACATCGTCATTCCTGTGTACCTTGGCGGTACGATGCTTGATGAGGTTATTGTTTCGGCACAGCAGAGGGCAAATTTAAGAAGCGGGGGCAGATAAAAATGGCATATATACAATATCTTGTTTTTAATGAGAAGTCTCTGCCCCTGCCGGATTCCTACGATATCGGATTGTCAGATGTCGAGGCGGACTCCGGCGGTGAAACAGAGGCGGGAACCACACAGAGGGATGTAGTAAGGACGGGAGTGGCTGACATTTCCGTCTCTTTTTCCGTGTCCCCGAAGTGGCTCGGACTGCTGACGGCATATTCCAAGATGCCGAAGATAGCAGTGAAATATTTTGACACGGAAACACTGGAACTGAAAGATGCAGAAATGTATATCACGGGATTTAAGGCAGCACTTAAAAAGGACACATCCTATAAGGGACTGTGGACGGTATCCTTTACCCTGAAAGAAATGTAGGAGGCAGATGCTGTGATCGAAGTATCAGAGAAATTCAAAAATGCCGTAAGGCAGAACACAAGAAAATATGAGTGGTACGGTTCGATCACGACAAAAGCCGGAAAGGTGCATGAATTCACGGCAAAGGATATCGTGAAGGGTTCCGGCTACATAAAATGGCAGTGCTGCAGTAACACGGAGATAGAACTCGGAACAGTGTATGCAGCAGAAATGGGAATCAGCCTGTTTTCGGAGATTGACCGTTATACTCTGGAAGATGCCGAGGTACGGCTTTATTACCGCCTGACACTTCTGGACGGGACAACGGAGTCCGTACCGATGGGGATTTACGAAGTTTCCGAAGCCAACAGGAAGGTGCGGACACTGGAACTGAAAGGCTATGACCATATGCTCCGTTTTGAGAAGTCCCTGAAACTGGAATCCTCAAGCGGAACGCCATACCAGTTCTTAAAGGCTGCGTGTGCTGCATGCAAGGTGGAAATGGCACAGACGGTTGCGGAGATCAGTGCCCTTCCGAACGGTAAGACCACGCTTGGTATTTATTCGGATAATGATATAGAGACCTTCCGTGACCTGGTCTTTTATGTGGCACAGGTGCTTGGCTGTTTCTGCCAGATAGACCGATACGGAAAACTTGTCCTTAAGCGGTACGGGAATGAATCCGTATGGAACGTGGAGCAGAAGGAGAGGTTCGACAGCAGTTACTCTGACTTTGTTACAAGATACACGGCAGTATCATCCACAAACCAGATCAGCCAGACGGCAGAATACATTGCGATGGAAAAAGACGATGCCCTTACCATGAACCTTGGCATCAATCCGTTACTTCAGTTCGGACTGAAATCCGTAAGGGAGAAGATACTGCGTGAGATACTTACGGCACTGCAGAAGATAAATTATGTACCGTTTGACAGTTCTACCATCGGAAATCCGGCACTGGAAGTTGGGGACATCCTGAAATTTTCAGGCGGACATGCGGATGAGACAAAGATAAGCTGTATTACGAGCATCGAATGTAAGATCAACGGGAAAATGACACTGAAATGTGTCGGGAAGAATCCAAGGCTTGCATCTGCCAAGAGCAAGAATGATAAGAATATTACAGGTCTTATCAATTCCGTGGAAAGCGGAAAGACCATCATTTACAGTTTTGTCAATGTTGCCCCGTTTGAGATCGGGCAGTCCCTTATGAACGTGATGGATATTGACTTTACTGCAACGGAAGAAACCACGGCAGCATTCCAGTGTGAAATGCTTCTGGAGGTGGTAAAGCCGGATACTGGGGGAGAGCCGGAAGAAGGCGTGGCAGCAGAAACGGAACTGCCGGAGCTGTCTATTGTCTACAAGATAAATAATGAGACCATAGACACATTCATGCCGGCCAAGACCTGTCTGTATGGGAAGCATATCGTGACATTGTTTTTCCCAATATCAAAGGTCATTGAGAACAGTTCCAATACATTTTCCATGTATCTGAAGATATCATCTGGGAGCGCAAAGATCGGTGAGGCGCAGATCAGGGCAACCATCAGTGGTCAGGGACTCGCAGCAGGACTGGGAGACTGGAACGGACGCATCAATATCAATGAGAATATTGGAAATATCAGCATTACGGATGTACCGTTTGTGGCTGATGTGTTTAAGGATACGGCATCCGTAACATTCCCTTCTAAAAAGACACAGGGACTGACACAGACAATTGGGAATATTCCAATCACAGACCAGAACTATGAAGCAGATGTATTTACGGACCGTGCATGGATCACGGAGATCCTCCGAACCTTTGTCCTTACAAGCGTGCGGGGAAATCCAAATTATAACGGATATATCACGGTCAATACGGAAGAACGGTTCATGCTGCGGAAACGGTATGTACAGAAGTCAGGACCGAAATCCCTCGACCACGGATATGCAGAAGACCTCGTGATCGATATTTCATACTTCACAAGGGTGGACGGGGTGGAAGTCAATGGTTATACCGCAGCAGTCCGTCCGCAGTATGTGATCACCACGGCAGAGACTTCCGTTAAGTTCCCGGATACCATTACCGTTGAAAACGGCTTCTTTGAACTGAAAGCAGTAACCGAACAAACACAGGAAGCCGTGACGGATGAAGTGGATGAAGGTTTCCTGGAAAGGACAACGGTTGATATATCCGGCTTTGACGGAGTGAAAGGAGTGGAATTTACACTATGAATTATGACAATATAAATGATATTTTTTCGGCCAGTGTCACCAATATGACCTGTCTGTTACAGGACAGCAACAGCTATGATGGCGGTACGCTTGCCGTGAGCGGTGCGGATTTTTTCACGTTCCTCGGAAAAGCCGTGCCGTACATTTATGCACACGGTGATTCTTACTGGGGGATCGGCAGTGATGCCACGCACCTTAAAGTGGATAACCGTGATACCAGAATGAGATCGCTTTACAGGGAAGAAGGGACTTTATACAGTTATTACCGTTTCCTGAAAATACGGTGGGAAGGATGGTCGCATTACAATGCATCCGGGGCGGACTACCAGTTAAAGTACGACCTCCTGTTCTGGGACACGGGGGATATTTCCCTTCATATGATTTCTGTTCCTGTCCAGTGCTATGATGGAGGTTTTGGGTTTAGCGCAGACAAGAACTATACTTTCACAAAGCCCGATGCAACTTCCCCGGATGTTACTTTCCAGTATTATGCGGACAGTAAGACCTTTGAAGTGAAATACACACCGATTGACCTGTTGGTCCCGTTTAAACTTCTGATAAAAGACGGGGACGGAAAACTGTATACGGTGGAGAATCAGATCATAAACGAAGAACTGTCAGAAACAGCGGATGCGCTTGTCGGACTGGAAGAAACAGAGGTCAATGCACTTTTGTTTAAGAAACATGGATTTGCAAAGATGCCGGAGTGGGATCTGATTAAAGGGCTGACGCTTCCTTCCGTATTAAGCTGGAGTGACAGCAGAGCATTCCCTCTGAATGCCGTGATCACGGGAACACCGCCAAAGCAGTATATCGAATGCATGGCGGATCTTTCGGACGGCACGGTTCTTGGTATCAAGGCACTGAATGCAGAATATGAGGGCGAGATCACGGTACAGTACAGTTATGACGGGGAGGCCTTTACAGATGAAACCCCGATGGCAGATTTCCTTACAATGGATTTGGATGAATTGTATGCCGGACTGCTGGAAGCAAAGACGATAACCTTCCGCTTCTGGCTTGCAGGCGATGCAACGCTTACATCCTTTATCATGAATTATAGAAATGGAGATGATGACGATGCTCAAGGGAACAACAAGAATAGAACTTACTGATGTAAATACGGGTGAGGTGGAAACCTACCAGAACAGCAATATGGTCACCAATGCACTGAGGGATGTATTGAAACCGCTCGGACTTTCCAAGAGACCGAACAGGTTCTTAAATGAGTTCGTGCCGTATTATGAACATCTTTTAGGCGGGATTTTATGCTTTGATACAGAGATACCAGAGGATGCGGATAATTATTACCCTCCGGCAAAGGCAAATCTGACAGGCTGTGCGGTTTATGGGGAGCAGAATAATACAAAAAATACCGTAAGGGGCGGCTTCAATCAGACAGAGTCCGAAGTAAATCTGAAGGACAGGTATGTGAAATATGTGTACGACTTTGCTACCAGTCAGGCAAACGGAACGATTGCCAGTGTGTGTCTGACACATAAGAATGGCGGTTTTACCTCATATGGGAGCAAGAATGCCGTACAGGAAAATACTCATATGCTGATGCAGTCGATTGCAGAAGATACACTGCAGTATGTTTATCCAAGCAATACAGGTGCAGAAACAAGCAGCCGTTATTCAGGTCTTACGATTGGAAAGACGGAAATGATCTTTGTTATCGATCATGCGAAGGATTGTGCGTATTATTTCAAAGTTGCAGATAAGTCGCATATCCATATCACAAGACGGAAAACGTATTTGAAATCGGTATCCATTCTGGAAAATATCAGGACTACAAAACCATTGATTGAAGAAGTGGAGCTGCCGGAATTAGGGACGGCATTGGACTTTGGGTATCTGTCGTATAACTATGATCCGGCAACCGACTGCTTATACATCTGCACCAGCCCAGACTACCGCAGGGCATCACAGAAGAATATCCTTGTTACAGAAATAAAGCTGGACACCTGGAAGGTGAAACAATATGAGGTAGTCAATACAACGGATATAACATTGGCTACAGACAGCAGTTGGTTTGGATTTGTCACGGGCGGTTATCTGTGCGTGAAAGGATATGACAGTCCGAGGGATGTATATAAGATCCAGATATCCAATCCGGCAAATGTCGTGAAACTGAACCGGATCAATGCCACTACGGTACAAGGTGTACCGAAACTGGTGATCAATGGGCGGATTTATTATGATACACAGGACGATCAGCTTATGATTGCAGATATGGAAACAAATGAGATCATTACAACAGAGTCCATGTCTTTGTTTAATAACTATAACCGACAGGTGAGCGTTAATCCTGTTAGAAATGAACCTCTCATTTATTTCTGCGAAGAAGGGACGTATTCAACTTATGGATGGTACATGATGTGTAATTATCTGGCAACCATCAATAACCTTGATGCTCCGATTACCAAGACGGCAGATAAGACGATGAAGATCACTTATATTTTACAGGAACAATAGAATACTTTTCGGAATCAGGCAGTTATCCATTGCGGGTAGCTGCTTTTTTCATACAAAAAATCAAAGGAGGACAAGACAATGAAGGAATTCTGGAACGCAGTACAGTTTGTATTCACAGCGGTCGGAGGATGGCTTGGATACTTTCTTGGAGGATGTGACGGTCTGCTCTTTGCACTGCTTGCATTTGTGGTCATCGACTATATCACGGGAGTCATGTGTGCAATCAGCGACCAGAAGCTGTCCAGTGCAGTCGGTTTTAAGGGAATCTGCCGTAAGGTGCTGATTTTCCTTATGGTCGGCATCGCAAACATTCTTGATGTATATGTCATCGGGACGGGGAGCGTTTTAAGGACGGCAGCCATTTTCTTCTACATCTCAAATGAAGGGATCTCTCTTCTGGAGAATGCGTCCCATCTGGGACTGCCTGTTCCAGCAAAGATCAAAGCCGTGCTGGAACAGCTTCATGACAGGTCGGAAGAAGACAAAGACAACGGGGAAGGGTAGCACCTTCCCTCTTTTATTACAGAGAATTGGAGGATTATATTATGAGTCAGAAATTTGGAATCGATGTAAGCCACTGGCAGGGCAGTTTTGACTTTGCAAGGGCTAAGAGTAAGGAAGGCGTGGAGTTCGCAATCATCAAAGCCGGAGGTGCTGATGCCGGACTTTATAAGGACAGCCAGTTTGAAGCGAACTATAAGAAATGTGAGGAATGCGGGCTTCCAAAGGGAGCATATTTCTATGGAAATGCCAGAAGCGTGGCAGATGCAAAGAAAGAGGCAGAGTACTTCCTTTCACTGCTTAAGGGAAAGAGATACGAGTACCCGGTCTTTTATGACGTGGAAGGCAGCATGATCACAAAGAATGACAGGAACACACTGACACAGATCGTAAAGGCATTTTGCTCTGCAGTAGAAGCTGCCGGATACTGGGCCGGTATCTATTCGTCTGAGTCATTCTTCAACAGTGAGATGAATGACGGGGAGCTTACCCGTTACAGCCACTGGGTTGCAAGATGGGGTAAGAGCAAGCCGGCCCCGGCAAGTGGTGCAGAGACACAGATCTGGCAGTTCGGCGGGGAGACAAACCTTATCCGAAGCAACAAGATCAACGGGCAGTCCTGTGATCAGGATTACTGCTATGTGGATTTTCCTGCAAAGATCAAGGCAGCCGGACTGAACGGTTATGCCAAGGGCAGCAGTACAACAACCCCGGCGAAGAAATCCAATGAGGAGATCGCATCCGAGGTGCTTGCCGGAAAGTGGGGCAATGGTACTGAAAGACAGAAATTGCTCTCTCAGGCGGGATATGACTATTCTGCAGTTCAGAGCATCGTGAATAAGAAGCTCTCCCCATCCAAGAAATCCGTGGATGAGATCGCAAGGGAAGTCATTCATGGTGACTGGGGCAACGGAACGGAGCGTAAGAACAGGATCAGTGCTGCCGGATATGATTATTCCGCAGTACAGAAAAGGGTAAACGAACTCCTGAAATAAGGATATGGCTGACGGCCTGTAATGGCTGTCAGCCGTATTTTTTTCAGTTTATGCCAAGGAAAGAAAGGTGAAAGGTATCAAAGAAAACACTTGCTATTATTGGCTTTCAGAGTGATATATAGACTACCAAAACGGAAGGAGGTAAGGCTTGTGGAAATTCAGATCATGGAAGGCAGCAGGGAACAGAAAAGAAAATTGAAAGTCTGTGCATACTGCCGTGTATCGACAGATGCGGACGAACAGGAAAATTCACTGGAAAATCAGGTCAGGCATTATGAGACGGTCATAAAAGCAAATCCAGATTATGAATATGCCGGAGTTTACAGTGACTTTGCCATATCGGGATTTAAAGAAAAAAGACCCGGTCTGCAGAAGATGCTTGCCGATGCAGAAAAAGGTAAGATAGACCTTATACTAACAAAATCAGTATCACGTTTTGCAAGAAACACCTCAATCGTTCTGGAAGCTACACGAAAGCTGAAAGAACTGAATGTAGGTGTTTTTTTTGAACTTCAGAATATCAATACGCTGTCAGGGGAAGGCGAGCTGATGCTTACGATCCTTGCAGCATTCGCACAGGCAGAAAGCGAGAGCGGAAGCACTGGTGCAAAGATGGTGTACCAAAGAAAATATGAGGCGGGGATTCCCGTACAGTACCTTGAGCGGTCTTTCGGCTATACGAAAGATGAGAGGGGCATATTTGTTGCTGACGAAGAGGAAGCCGTATGGGTAAGGAAAATCTATGAGATGGCAGCAGACGGATATACTCCCGCAGCAATCAAACGGTACCTGAATGAAAACGGGGTAAAGACTGTGGGAGGTGCAGAATGGATTGACAGCACGGTGTTCCGTCTCATTGAAAATGAAATCTACAAAGGCGATTACATCATGCATAAGCATTTTGTGAATGAAGAGAGAAAGCTGGTCAGGAACAGGGGAGAAGTGGATGCGTGGTACATCGAGGATGACCATGAAGCCATTGTTTCCCCTGAACTCTGGCAGAGGGCACAGGATGCATTGGAAGCAAAGAGGGATTACCTTGCGGAAGGTTCGGTGATCGAAGAATTCACGGAAGAAAATTATCCATACATGAACAAGATCTACTGTGCTAAATGCGGATATCCGCTTTATAAACGAATCTACAGTAAAGGCAACAGGCTCAACTGGGGATGCAGCGGAATGAAACGGTATGGAAAGTCCTTCTGCGATGGAATCAATATCCCGGACGGTGTGCTTCGGAATGCATGGCATTTTGAAGAAAACACCTATATTGACGAGAAGGCATCAGATAAGGGAGTGAAGGAATTTTCCTACTTAAAAGAACGCTCATGGAAAAGAAGGCACAAAAAGAAGCAGCCGCCGTCAATCCCGGAAAATACCGAAGCAGAGTATCCGTACAGGGAGAAGATCTACTGTGCATTGTGTGGAAGCAGACTCGTAAGGCATGTGGATACCAAAAGCCATAAGGTCACATGGGTATGCAACGGAAGAAAGCGGAAAGGGAAAGATTTCTGCGATGGAACAAGGGTTCCAGACACCATCCTGAAAGGGTGGGGAGAAATCAAAAAAGATATTTATATTCAGAGAAAGGATGATAAGAATGGCAAGAAGCGTTACAGTTATACCAGCAAGAAACCGTCAGGCATCGGGGCATAGGGCAGCACCGCAGAAGAAGATAAGGGCTGCAGCCTACTGCCGTGTATCAACGGATCAGGAAGACCAGCTCCACAGTTTTGAAGCTCAGGTCGATTATTATACGAAGTACATCAATGACCATGAAAATTATGAAATGGCCGGCATCTATGCAGATGAGGGTATTTCAGGAACCAATACGAAGAAGAGGGAACAGTTCAAACGCATGATTGCGGACTGCGAGAAGGGAAAGATTGACCTTGTCATAACAAAATCCATCAGCCGTTTTGCCAGAAATACGCAGGACTGCCTGATGTATTCCAGAAAGCTGAAGAACCTCGGAATCGGCATTATTTTCGAGAAGGAAAATATCAACACACTGGATTCCACGGGCGAGCTTCTGTTTACCATCTTAAGCTCCCTTGCACAGGATGAATCGAGGAATATTTCAGAAAACTGCAAATGGGGCATCCGCACGAAATTCAAGAACGGTGAGATGCACCTCAATACATTTAAATTCTTGGGGTATGACAAGGATGAGAATGGAAAGCTCATCATCAACAGGGAACAGGCAAAAACGGTAAGACGCATCTACAGGGATTTCCTCTGGGGGCTGAATCCTGCACAGATTGCGAAAGAACTGGAAGAGGAACAGGTGCCGGGATGCCTCGGACAGACCAAGTGGTATGCAAGCACGGTTGTCGGAATCCTGAAACAGGAAAAGCACATGGGCGATGCGTTACTGCAGAAAACCTATACGGCTGATTTCCTCACCAAACGCCAGGTAAGGAATAACGGGGAAGTGGCACAGGTCTATGTAAAGGACAGCCATAAGGGAATCATTGATAAAGAAACATGGAATGCGGTTCAGGAAGAATTTGACCGCAGGGAGAAATTCATGCAGAGGCATGGGACGGACCGCTACAGTTACGGTTCGGAATGCTATCCATTCTGTGAGAAGATATTCTGCGGGGAGTGCGGAAGCCTCTTTACAAGACATTCTTGGAAATCAAGGGGAATCATACAGTGGCAGTGCAAGAACCACCGCAAGGATGGGAAAGTAACATGCACCAACGCTTATGTAGACAATGCCGATCTGGAAAAGGGATTTGTAAAGGCATTCAACCGACTGGTCAGTGAACGGGAAAAGCATATGGAAAGATGGAATGCGATGAAAGCAGACGGGACTCCACTTGAGAAGATAAGAGCGGTGCAGATGATGGAAGCAACAGAAAACGGACAGCTCCAGAAGTACGTTCCCGAAGCCGCACAGCTTGTCTTGGAAGAAATAACAATATTCGGGGCAAAGAAGTATGAGTTTGCATTTCTGGAAGGCAGCAGGGTAAAGGTTTCCGTATGATCATTCGGAAACCTCATCATCATTCAGACCGAATAAGTCAAGCTGGCTGCTCTGGGGCATCTCATCATCATTTTCTTCTTCTGACTCCGGCTCATCCGTTTTCTTTTGTGGCAGCTTATGTGTGTAGAGCTTATCCCATGGAAGCGGATTACGGCATTTCTTGTTATAGCCGATAAGGAGTGCCTCTGCAAATCCAAGAGAGCCGGAACGCCTGTCCTTGGCAGTACGGGACAGTTCCTTAATGGATATTCTTCCAAGTTTTTCCTTAAACACATCATCCTTGACGGCATCCCCGTAGGCATTCAGGAAGCGTGCCAGTCCGTTCATCATATTTGCACTGAAGGACTGGGCAGCTCCTTCCCATGTTGCAACGATCAGACGGATCACATGATCGAGCATGTGGTAGCCGTATTTGTCATGGATGGTCTCAAGTGTGGCAACGGCACAGATACCGCCCGGAACAGAAGACGGGGTGATGGAAAGATCGTAGGATTCCACCAGATCACGGATGATAAGCTGCTTATCATTACCTGCCTCGATGTTTGCCATGAATATTTCATAGGGCAGCAGGGGCTTTACATATTTCATCTGGTTTGCAAAAATGTCGGCTTCATGCTCATACACGAGATCATCATAGACCATACACCATACGGGAGTCTCTCTTGAGCCGGAGACGAGTGCCACGATTTCAATGGTATGCTGTCCGTTGAATACATAGTTGATACCGTTACGGCGGCTGACCTTTACGGGATTTATCTGGTACAGGTCAAAGTTCGCAGCAGCACGCTGGACATGATGCTGTGAGAGGTTACGCTGGTATTCCTGATTGGATACAAGGTTTTTAATGGGAATCTGCTCAAAGTGTACTTTGGGAACATACTGCATGAGGTCTGTCTGTTCCGTCATTATAGGGTCATCTGTCATCTGAGTCCTCCTCCAACTGCTTAAGCAGTCTGTTTATTTTTCTTGTAAGGTTCACAAGCTGCGTTTTTACTTCCTTCCGGGCTGATGCAGAGGTAGAAGGAAAATCCGTAAGCTCCATTGTCCTTGATATGGTCTTTGACCATGACGGAATGGTAAATTTAAGACTTGTCAGTTCTGCATCTGGGTCGGTAACGGGCATCTGTTTGATTCCGGCTTCGGCATTTTCCCTTTCCCGTCTGCGTCTGCGGTAATCAGGCTTCCCTGTCGGTAGTCTTTGCCATCTCAGTTCATGCCGTAACTGGGAGTAGCCGATACGGTCGATAGAACCGCTTTCGAGCAGCCGTTTGAGACCGTTGATATCTTCAATTGGAAGCCTTGACAGTTCGATGACATTTTCATGGGACACACGGAGATTCCCGTTTAATATTTTATTGGTTATTTCGGGACCTTTGGCACGGATTTCATCAAGTGCCCTTGCATACACATCATATTTTGTGACGGTGGAAAAACCGAAGTTGTATTCCTTTCCGATAATGGTGGCAATTTCGGTTTTCTGTACATATTTCTGTGATATCTGTCCGTCTGCGTTGGTCTGCTTTTCAGGATGTTCCCTCAAAAAAGCAGCACTGGCAGCATCCATATCTGCACGGAAAAGTCTGCCGATAAGGTACTTTTTATATTCACTTGTAAGATCGGTGCGTTTGAGCTGCTCTGCACACAGGTAGGATTCTGCCTCATCACGGCTCTGGAAGATGAGCCTCCGTATGTTGAAGCGTATATCCCATTTCTTACAGATGGAATAGCGGAGATGCCCGTCTATGAGGATGTTTCCCCAGACGCATACGGCATCATGGCAGCCGTGGTCAAAGATATCTTCTTCAAGTTCCTCTATGTATTTTTCGTCCCTCGGCTGGATGAGTTCTAAAAATCCATTGTCGGTTTCAAATTCTGGTGTCTGGCTGTCACTCATACTGTTTCCTCTGTTCTGGCAGAGTCATCCACGAGGACACATTCCTGCATGGAGAAACTCGCCAGTCCTTCCTTCTGATTTATTGCACCATAGATGCGGTATGATCTGTTGTTGGAAAGCTCCGAGTTGGTCTGCCTTAGTGTCTGGAGCAGTTCACGGCTGTATAATTCATAGCTGTTTCTGATGTCGGAGTAACATGCCCTGACATGGTGTGCAAGATAATCCTGACGGACGCTTTTCCTCACGGCAATCATATGGGTGCATGGATTTACCAGAAGCTGGATATATTCTGGATCACCGAGCATATGAAGGGTGTGCTTATGTATTCTGATACGGTTTTTCTTTAAATCAATGCATAGGATCGGCTGGGAAGAGGGTTGATTGCTCATAGTGTGTTTCCTCCTTTGGTGGTTCTGCTGTGTTTTGGGTTTCTTCAGACGGCTGCGTATTCTCAGAAATTCCAAATACCGCATAGCCGTCAAACATGTTGACCTGTAAATTGCTCTGGTGTTCCTCAACCGGGACACCGAACTGGTTCTGCCATTCTGCAGGATATGTCGGGGTACGGGATGTCTTTATTTTTCCGTCCTCTTTTTCTGCCCGGACGTATATTTCGGGAGTTGTAAGGTCGAAGACGAATAGGAGTTCATTATCTGACCGTATCAGCTTGCCGAGCAGTTTATAACGGTAGCTTGGATTCCATTCCATCAGGCTTATGACCTTGGCAAAGAAGATACGGCATGTGATCTGCCTTGGGGATCGCTTCTTGGTTGCAGAGCACCAGCGGAAAGAGTCCTTCTCATCTTCCTGACAGGGGCGGACGGCAAGTTTCTTTTCATCCGGGTTCACAAGGATCTGCACAAAATCAGTCTGCGGCAGTTTTTTGATACATGCAGTATTCACGGATACTTTGTTTGCATTAAAGGTAAAGGACGGTTCATAAGTGTGAGCGAAGAATTCTCCACGCACCACCTGATAACCTTCATAACTGAAGGCATCGTCCTCGATGATCTGTAAGTCCCTTGAAGCGGACTGGGTTATGTTCTCATTGTTTGGCTGTTCATTCATTACGGTTCTCCTTCATGTCAGACATAAGCTGTTCTATGTTTTTCTCTACTTCGTCAGGACTTGTTACCTGTATGTCTGAATCTCTGTATGCAACGGCTTCAGTGGAAATCACTTCCCGGCTGTTGAATCCGGCAAGCTCCTGTGCCTGTGCATGGCAGTAGTAGTTGCTTCCGAAAGTATCTGCCCAGTCAGGCGGGTAAGCCCGGACGTTCTTTTTCTGGTTGTCAGTGAACGGCTTTACATCCGTCCGGGAATCGTATGTCTGCTGCTCATCGATCACATCACTCGGAATGAAGATCTCTGTTTCTTCCAGACTGAAAAGAAGGACAGCATCGTCTCTGTTTCCACGCTTGATTCCTGTTATGCGGTAACGGCAGTCCGTGTTCCAGCCGAGAAGTGCATAGATGGTCGGCATAAAGGCAGTACCGCTGACTGCCCTTGGGATAGAAAGCTCTCCACGTTTCTTTGCCCACTGCATGGCATTCCTGTGGGCCTGAGTGGCAGTCCTTACGGCAAAGAGATGTTTGTTTGGGTGGAGCAGAAGTTCTACCAGTGTACTGCTTAATTTTCTTACTGCTGCGGTTGAGAATTTGATATCATTCAGACTGAATGTCACGGTAATACGGTCAGTGCCGTCAAAGAACTGTGAACGTGCAATTTCATATCCGCGCAGGTCAAAATCCCCGGACTGCACCTCAACGGATGAGGCGGACGGAGAAAGCTGTTCCATCTGGTCATACACGCTTAAGGAAGCACTGATATAATCATTTTCCTTAAAGCCGGCCCACCGTGGATTGATGGATACAAATCCTTTCAGTACCCCGTCAGATATAACCTTAAGTTCCGGAAGTATCCCTTTATTTCCATACTTGGCGTTGCTGATGAGACGTTGGACGGCAATGAAATCATCACGTGAGATGATGGCTTCATGATGGTTGCGCTTCCTGTACTGCGGACGGTTCTGCATGTTCTTTTTTGATTTGTGGTTCAGGTAATTCGGTGTATAGGTCTTTCGTGCAAGTACATCACCGCAGTGCCTTTCGTTCTGCAGTATCTGAAGGATCGAACCGGGAGACCAGACGGTATTCCCTTTCTTTGTTTCACAGCCCAGTTCCGTCAGGGTATCGGCAATCTCCTGACAGGTGCAGCCGTTTAAGTACATCATGAATATCAGACGCACGATTTTTGCTTCATCTTCATTGACTACCAGATTCCCATCTTCGTCATGGTCATAACCGAGAAGTGTCGGTGTGAGGAAGATTCCTCTTCGGAAACGCATCTCAATGGAAGCATTCATGATCTCGCTTTTGGTATGGCTTTCTTCCTGTGCGAGGGTAGCCATGAAGGAGAGCACCATTTCGCTTTTCGGGTCAAAGGTATTCAGCCTTTCCGTCTCAAAAAAGACACCGACTGGGTGCGGAAGGGAAAGCAGTTCACGGACATATCCTATGCAGTCCACAACATTTCTGGCAAAACGGGATACGCTCTTGGTAACGATGAGATCGATTTCCCCTTTCTTGCAGTCCTCAATCATCAATTTAAACTGGTCACGGTGCTGTAAGGAAGTGCCGGAGATGCCTTCGTCTGCATAAATCTGTACGAGCTTCCAGTTCGGACTTTTGCTGATGACATCATGGTAATGGTTTTTCTGTAACTCATAAGAAGAGGTCTGTCTTGGATCGTCCGTGGATACCCTTGCATAGACGGCTACCCTCTGTTCATTTTCAACTGCAAATATATCTTCCTGCGGAAGTGCCGGAATTACGTCAAGTTCATCAATGCTGACACCTTTATACCGCTCCCTGATCTTGTTTTTCTGGTCAGCAACAGAGCCGGCCTTCTGTTCATTATCTCTCATGTCTTACCACCTTTTTCTTATGATGTGGTTTATTATAAAATTTTCATACGAAAATAAAATAGACCATGCGGACAGGCATATCCGTATAGTCTATTCCAAAGCAAAATTTTATGTGTGAAAATAGTGTGCCGCAGCATCTAGGCTTCGTCAGCCGAGATATGCCATCCGTTTTTATGCATGCTGTCGATGCTTGCTTTTACCATTTCGTAAATGAAGCGTTTCTCATTTTCCGTACACTCAGCCATCAGCAGATCAAGGTCGGTCTGATAGGCTGTCGGATTGTGGAGCTGGACTCCTGCGAGCAGTTCATCGACCGTTATTCCAAGGGCATTTACAATTCGGATGATGGATTCAAGGCTTGCCTTGCGTTTGGCATTCTCAATATGGCTTATGTAGGATATTGAGAGTTCCGTTTCCTCTGCAAGACGTGCCTGTGAAAAATTGTTCTGTTCCCTGACTTCCTTAATGCGGTATCCGATCTGCTTATGATTTACAGACGAAAGCGATTCATTCATAATATTACCTCCTGTTTCTTTTTCTTACGCAAATAGATTATCTATCAGTGAGTGGTAAAAAGTTATGTAATTTAATCAAGCGTAGTGGAGTAGTTGACGGCCGGCCGTATGTCAATGTGTGTAGACATTTGTCGAACGATTTTTATTGATGGGCAGTGTAAAAGATGCTATGCTGATGGTGGAACTGGACAACATGGAAGTGAAAGAAACAAGGAAAAACAAGGTATTATAAGAAAAACATATTGAACTGCGGTGTGCTGCTGTTCATATTTTTTTATCCATATAGTAAAGTACAGTGGAGTAAATTACTAAAGAGATATGGCTCTAATATTTATTCTGGTTTGCGGTTAAAATAAATGTATCGCAGAGCAGAAGAGAGGTGTAATTTACTTGCGTACAGAGGACTATATCCCGAAAAGGGTAAAAGAATTATGCAGCAAGCATAAGGTTTCCAAGTACCGACTCGCACAGCTCACTGATATGTCACAGACAGCTTTAGGGAATATAATCAAGAAAGAGAGCATTCCAACGATACCGACTTTGGAAAGAATCTGTGATGCATTCGGAATTTCACTAGCACAGTTTTTTGCCGGGGACGGCATGAGACCAGATCTGACAGATGAGCAGGAAGAGATATTGGAAACATGGGATAACCTAAATGCTGATGAGCGGAGAATTTTAATGAACTTCGTGAGATCATTGAAGAAATAAGGGGAAGCAGTTCAATTGTATCTGATTGATTGTTTCCCCTTTTTCTATGCGCTTTCCACGGCAGAAGAAAGCAGTGAGGATACATAATGAGTGTAAAAGATGAGGAGTTCAAAACAAAAATCTATGATCTGATGAACGGAAGCTACAATCTTGAGGAGTACCCGGTTGCGGAAAGTAGTGTGGTAAAAGATGAGTTTGCAGAAGGGGAATACTGCGAAAAGTTATATTCGCAGATGCTGGAAGCGTATGAGCGGGTATGCAGAAGACTTGGATTGCCGGACACGGAAGACAAGGATGTGGAGATCATCATATCAAATCTCATGAGTATAGGCAGATATCAGAGCATGAAGATGTTCGATTACGGGGTGCTTTTTACAGAAAGAGAAAATGAACAGTAA